TTCCAATCATGAGTAAATCACAGTACATGCCTATCCCCAACAGTGGTGATGTTAAGGCATGGCAATCCATCTTGGACCGTATGCCAACCCCAGTTTATGAACTGGATGGTATGAAGTTCAAAGAGAGGGTGATTCTTCCCACCAACCAACCCAACAGGAAGAATCACGAAACCAATACTAACATCAACCTTGCACGGAATAGTGATACTACCCGTGATCCTTCCCAAATTGGAAGTTTCTCTCAGGGTATTATTCCCACCGAGCAACCACCTCGTACCATTTGGATTCCTGAAGAGGAAGAAGATGATCTGTGGGGTGGATTTGGTCGCTCCGTAACTTTTGCGGAACTTGGTATCAAGTATTGGGTCTATGATCGTTATGAGTATGATGAGTCTACTCGTAACAGCTTCCAAGTATCCAATCTGGATGTTCTTGAAGATCAGGCAATTTCCGATAACGGAAGGCCTTCTGCAAAACCACCAACCAAGGCTGATTATATTGCCATCGTTATTCGGAGGATTCAAGAGCTTGGGTGGGATAAAGACACCATCATCGCATGGTTTGATACCATTGATCACTGTCTGACAAAGGATAACATTCGTGACTATGCCAACGATGCAATTAAGCGTCATAAAGCACTTGGTCGCATTGAGTTTGTTAAAGAGTCTGACGTTAAAGCTGAGGTTAATTCTAACCATCCTGGACTGCACATTCTCAACACCTCTAATGGTCACAAAGGAAATGTGCAACGCTTCTTGCGTACTCTTCCTTACATGATGCAGTCATATATTATGACTGATGGTGCAACTCAGGAGTATTGTTTGTGGAATAGTTCTGCTTCTTCTCATGAAGAAATGGACGATTCTCATGAAGAACTTGACAAATACATGATCAAGTTCATGCCTCTAGTTGAAGACTTCGTTGACACCTATCGTTTCCGTGTCAAGAAGGATAACACTCACCGTGCTTGTGTTCCTTCCAAGGTGTTTGCTCAAAAGATTGGTGAGTATAATGCAGATGAAATTCGTAAAGTTGTAGATTACGATTACATCGTGCCAGAGGTCTGATTCCTCTGTGCCAATCTGCGAACTGGTTCAGGGGCCCTTCACAGGGGCCCCTGTTCTGCTATAATGATTCTATCAACGCAAGAGACTATGACCATCACCCTTCGCCCGCACCAGACCGATGCTGTCAACGCTATGTGGGACAACAACAAAGGTCAGGTGATCATCCCCACGGGTGGTGGCAAGACTATGTGTATGATTGAAGATGCTCTGACTGAACTTGAGCAGAGCAAGCGTCCTAAAACTATCGTGGTCGTTGCTCCTCGCATCCTCCTGGCGGTGCAGCTGTGGGAAGAGTTTACCGAGCACATCAAAAATGCAGAGGTTCTGCATGTTCACAGTGGTGAGGTTGATAATGCTTCCACCACTAAAGTTGATCAGATCAAGATGCACCAAACCATCTGTCGTACAGTTGGTGTTCATGAACTGATCTTCACTACTTATCACTCACTGCATCGTCTTCAAGAGGCAGGTATCTATGTTGACACCATTTACTTTGATGAAGCACACAACTCTGTTCAGCGCAATTTCTTTGGCCCTACCGAGTATTTTTCTAATAACGCTAAGCGTTGCTATTTCTTCACTGCTACTCCTAAGCATTCTCTCACTATCTCAAAACCTGGGATGAATGATCCTGAGGTTTATGGTCAGGTGATTCACAATGTTCCTGCTCCTCAACTTGTTCAGGAAGGTTATATTCTTCCTCCTAAGGTTGTGATTCAGGAGTTGCCTACTGGTGATCAGCGTCAGTCTGATTGCAAGAATCTGCTAGATACTATTGATGACAATGCTCTCAACAAAATCCTGATTGCTGCTCGTTCTACCAAGCAGATTGTCAAACTGTTGAGTGAGTCTGACTTTCAGCAACAACTCACTGATCGTGGCTATTCTTGCATGTATATCACCAGCAAGACTGGTGCTATCATCGACGGTGTTAAAGTTTCCCGTGATAAGTTCTTCGACACGATGAACGCTTGGGGTAAAGATCCTGAGAAAAAGTTTGTGGTTATTCACCACTCTATTCTGTCTGAAGGTATCAACGTCAACGGACTGGAGGCAGTTCTGTTCATGCGTAACATGGACTACATCGGTATCTCTCAGTCAATCGGTCGTGTGATCCGCCTGGGCGGCGCTCAGAAGACGTTTGGACTGGTCTGTGTGCCTGTCTATGATCGTGTGGGTCTGGGCACCGCTCGCAGCGTTCAGACGGTCGTAGATACCGTGTTTGAGAAGGGAGAACCGGCCATCTCCAAGGTCCGCCGCTGATGCTGTCTGACTCGATCTATGATCTGGCGATTGAAACTGCCAGATCGTCACCATCTAAGAAACAAGTTGGAGCTGTTCTTCTCAGCAAAAGTAAAGTTGTTGTAACTGCAACAAATTTAGAAACAAAATCACATCCACTACAGGCATCATTTGCTCTTCGTGTTGGAAGACCTGAAAAAATCTTTCTTCATGCTGAGATTGCAGCTCTTGTCAAATGTCGTGAAGAATGTGATACAATTGTAGTAGCACGGTTGGGTGGTCATAATCATGATGAATTGCGTATGGCAAAACCATGTCCAGTGTGTGCATTAGCTCTTAAAGAAGCGGGTATCACAAAGATACATTATACCACTGATCATGGTTTCCTATATGAATATAAATAATTTTAAAGGTATAGTCATTTTCAATGAAATTTATTAAGTATGTGCCAGTTTTAATTTTCTTTGGACTTTTAGGTGCTGGATTACAGCATGGACAAATGCACCTATATAATTCTTCAATTCCTCATGTTCATGAGAATGGGGTAATTCACAGTCATTAAATTTAATTGTTATGATAACTGATATTAGTGCCCCAAATTATAAATTCTCCGACTTCATTACTGAATTTGATAATGCTTTAGATGAAGATTTTTGTAATCACTGTATTGAAAAATTCAAGACCGATGACAGACGGTATCCTGGGTTAGTTGGTGCTGGATTAAATGAAGAGATAAAGAAATCTACGGACTTATCAATATCAAAAATCACAGGATGGGAAGAGGAGGATAAAATATTTTGCAATAAGGTATCTGAGTATTTCAAAAAATACTGTGAAATTCATAAGTTCATGGACATACATGAATATTGTGAGGGTTGGGGAGATGCTGGTTATCAGATACAAGAAACAGTTCCAGGTGGATTTTATACTTGGCATCATGATTTTGCACATGGCCATGAAGATTCCAATTGGAATCCAAGATACTTTACTTTCATTTGGTATCTAAATGATATTCATGAAGATGGTTATACTGAGTTTATTGATGGAACAAAAATACAACCAGAAACAGGGAAGATGATTATATTTCCATCAACTTGGACTTATACTCATCGTGGTTATCCACCAAAATCAGAAGTAAAATATATTTGCACAGGTTGGATTCATGGAGTATTGAAATGAATAAAACATTATTAGAACAAAATTATCTCTTAATACCAAACTTTATTAGTTTGGAATATGCCAAGGAACTTTCGGATAATCTGAAAGAAGATCATAAGAAAAATAAGTATGAGGGTGACAGTCAGGCACCAAATTCAGCCTGTGTTTATAACCATGAAGGTTCTCGTAAATTACTTCATGAAAAGATCAATGATCTTTCATTGATTGTCGAGTCTCAACTATTACCAACCTATGTGTATAGTAGAATATATTCAAACGGTGAAGAACTAAAGAGTCATACAGATAGACCAGCATGTGAATTAACAGTCTCGGTCAATCTTGATGCAGATGATGATTGGCCAATTTATATTTGTGATCATAATAATGAACCTCAAGAGGTCATTATGAAACCTGGGGATGGTGTAGTATTCTTAGGATGTTATTCACCACATTGGAGGCATAAATTTGAGGGTACTTTTTGCTCTCAGGTATTTTTACATTATGTGAGAGCTGATGGTGCTGCATCTTGTTGTGTTGATGATTCTAATCGAGGTGAAATAGATGAACCATTCGTGAGACGTACTGTAGCAGAAGAATATGTTAAAATGGGTTGGAGACCACCACCACATGTCATTACCGAAATGAAAAACATATACATGGGAGAACCACAATATGTGAATGATTTAATGGATGGAATCGTCTATTACAAGCATGTTTTCTCTAAGGAACAGTGTAAAGAACTGATGGACTATTTTGACGATAATAGTTCACTATGGCAACCAGCTCTAACGACTGGTGATATGATGGAGGGTAATGAAGAATCAAAAGTAAGAAAATGTGATTTGATTGAAATCTCAGCATCTGGTGGTAGTGCCAAAGAAAAAGACTTAGATAATAAACTATTTGAGTTTTTCAATACTCAACTGAACGATTATGTTTCCAGATTTAATCATCTAACTATAGAAACTGATTCTGGATATACCATGCTCAGATATCGTCCTGGTGGTGAATATATTGAGCATGTTGATCATGGTACTAAAACTAATAGAGCCTTGACAGCAATCTTGGGATTAAATGATGATTATGAGGGTGGAGAACTGCATTTCTGGGGAGGCAAATATAAGATGAAGATTGAAGCTGGTTCCGCAGTATTCTTTCCCGCTACATTTCTTTATCCCCATAGAGTTTGTCCCGTTGAGTCTGGAACTCGTTATTCTATTGTAACTTGGTTTGTCTGATGTCTTATCTTATTTCGAAATTCTTTTCAAAAAAAGAAATTGAAAGTATATACAAAGCTATGGAAGATGGTGTATGGGAAAATGGACTAAGATCTCTTAGTATTGATCCCGACAAACCAAATTTTGATCTAAGTTTGATAAAAAAGAATTCTGAAATTGATTTGGATCTAGAGGCATTCTATCAAACAATAAGATCAAACAAAGAATATTATAACTATACGTATCCACTTAGAGTTTCACATCCAATTGTAAGTAAAACAGAGACTGGTGGTTACTATAATGCACATTTTGATGATCCCGCATCTGGCAATTTCAGCACCACTATATTTTTGAATGACCCAGATACTTATAATGGGGGAGAACTTGTCTTACTCATTGATGGTAAGGAAAAAATGTTTAAACTCAAAGCTGGTGAAGGTATCACATATGAAACAGGAACACCTCATCGTGTCAATAAAGTTATAAAAGGTGATAGATACGCATTCATATTCTGGACACAATCAATTATAGAAGATATTGAAGATTTAAGGATGTGGACTTATTATAATATGATGACTGAAAGGTACAAAAATGATCTTTACTATGAAGATCTAATTAGTTTCAATAACTCTTTGCACACACATTTTAAACAAAAGTGTGATAAAATACTCAGAAAGTATGTTTGCAATTTTCCCTAATAATGCCTCGCCTTAGTAAAGCAGAACTTGAGAGACTATTTCCATACGAAACCTTTCCCATTCGTATGGAATGGGTGGAAGGAAAGACCAAGAAGATTGCATGGTTTCAGTGTCATGAGCACATGCAAAAGCAATATGACAGGGTAAAGAAACCACGTCTAAAAATTGATGTTCGTTATAGGTATCCTGAGTTAAAACCAGAAGAGAAACCCAAACGTAAAACATCACCAAAGAAAGTAACAACAACTAAAAAACCTGAAGCGAAGCGGGCGACAGCAACCAAGAGGGCACCCGCTGCAAAGAAAACGACAACAAAAGCTAAAGCACCCGCCAAGCGTACCCGCAGAAAGAAGGCCAGTTCCTGAACTGGTACAGATCCCTTGACCCTGGCACTGATTCGGGATATATTGGCCATGTTGAGAGGTTTCCCGCATGACTCAGACACTCGCTGACTACGCTGCTCAGAAAGATGCTCAAAACACCATTGAGTTGAACATCCGCAAGTATTGTCTGATGCTGTGTGATGCTCTGGTGAAGAACTACATTGATTACAGCATCAAGTCTCATCAACGTTCTGTTTATCTGGAAGTGAATGCTGATTATCATCAAGCATGTATTGAAGAACTGAAGAATGGTCAGTGTGGTTATGAGTTCACTGTAGAGTCTGGTCGTAAGTATCACAAAATCATGATGAGTGCCAATGGTTCTCGCTCTGTTCATACTTTTGTTGATAAGAAGACTGGTGAAGTGTATAAACCTGCCAGTATCAAGTCTCCTGCCAAAGGTGTTCGTTTCAACCTTCTGCTGATCAAAGACCGCGAGTGGTTGCTTGAGAATGCAGATTGGGCTGGTGGTTATTTGTATAAGTGAACAATCCACTTCCTAACGTTTTGTCACTGCTGGGGGTGATCTCTCTCACCCTCTGTGTTATAGTGGCCGGGTACTTCAAGGGGCACATGAACTTGAGCGCAGTTTACCACTCTATCACTAATTTTTCATGAATCTTACTCATCACCAGTGGAAACTCATTTTCTCTGCTGTTCGTAAAGAACAACAGCGGCAAGTTGTGAGTAGCAAATACTATAAAGAATACGATGAAATTTTGAATAGTATCTTTGATCTGGCTCATTCTGAAACTTACCTGAACGACAAATGAAGGACTGGACTGTTTACTGCCGCACAGCATACAATGCACTCCGTGCCAACATTGACAATTGGAGTGATCCTGACTATTTCCGTCCAATCACACGTATCTATTATGATCTAGTGTTTTGTTCTGGTTACAATCGCACTGGATTTGTCAGTGAAGCGGCAATGAATGACAGCAAAAATCGCACAGATGATCACTGTCTGTCACCACAATTCATCGCCAGGATGATCATGGATAATCCAGATGTTTATCTGTCCGATTATACTGTATTTGAGAATCTGTTCAACCTTGCAAGGACGACAGTATGTGTCACCAAATCTGAAAACAAGCAACTCAGCTTACTTACAGACAATGATGGTGTGGAGTACAAAGTTTATGTTCCCACTAATCTAAAGTACAAGCATCTGGGAATCAAACTGTATGAAAAGGTTGGACAATACTATCAAAATGCAGTAGAATATGATGGTGATGTTGGGGATCTTGCTCCTCAAGATTTACTAAACTATGAACAACAATTCTTGGTAAAATGAAGTATCTAATCGTCG